GTTTCAGAATCACGCACCGTTCTTGCGAAGTCGACGTTGGACACTCAGTTTCCGACATCGTTCGGTATCTATGATCTACGTGAGTTTCTGAGTGTGTTGGGTCTTGTTGATGCACCTTCACTCAATTTCTCTGAGAAGTATGTCGAGTTGTCTGGTGAGACTGGCCGTTCCAAGGTCAAGTACTTTTACTCTGACCCATCGACACTGACTACCGTGAACAAGGATCTTGCACTTCCAACTGTGGATGCGTGGTTCACTCTAGACAGTTCGACATTCAGTAAGATCAAGAGTGCCGCATCTGCACTGGGACATCAAGAAGTTAATGTGACTATAGATAATGGTGTTATTATGTTGACGACCAAGGACAACGATGACGATACGTCTAACGCATTCTCTATCGTGGTTGAAGGTGAGTCTGAGAGTGAGAATCTCAAGGCCGTATTCAACATCAACAATCTGAAGATGGTTGAGGATGGCGACTATCGCGTCTCTTTGTCTTCAAAGTATATTTCACATTTTGTGAATACAGAATCCAATAGTGAGTATTGGGTAGCGCTACAGAAGTCCAGTAATTTTTAAGGAGATATCTTAATGGATAATGAAGTAATGGATCTCGTGAATCGAGTCACTCGCAGCACAGTTGCTGTGGTTGACACGGTTGCCGCACGAGGTGGTTTTCGCGGTGAAGAGCTCTCGACCATCGGTCAGTTGCGTGATCAGTGCATTGCATTGATTTCCAAGGTTGAAGCAATTCAAGGCGAAGAGTCAGCAACTGAGGAATAATCATGACACCGATCGAAGCGGTATTCATGGTTGTAGTCGTAGGATTATTGTGTGCGATTCTTTACTATGTGAAGATTCCCCAGTTCACAATGCCTACGGAAGTGGAACCCCCTCAATATGAGCCGGTTCCCGATTCAGAAGTCTTAGACGATCCCGTTGTGGAATTGGAGTCTATGACTAAGGCCGAGTTACTGGACTTGGCCGACTTACGAGAAGTTAGTGTCGCAAAGTCTTGGACGAAAGGTAAAATCGTTGAAGCCCTTGCAAATGACCAACACTAATGGTACAATAGGGGACTTTGTCCCCTTTCTTTATTATGGAGTATTGAATGAACGAATTCTTATGGTGCGAGAAGTATCGCCCACAAACAATCAAAGATTGTATCCTACCAGATCACCTCAAGAAAACCTTTCAAGAAATTGTTGACTCTGGTGAACTCCCCAATATGTTATTTACCGGAACGGCAGGTCTTGGTAAGACCACCGTCGCGAAGGCCCTCTGTAACGAACTAGACATCGATTACATTCTGATCAATGGTTCGGAAGACGGCAACATCGACACTCTCCGTAACAAGATCCGACGATTCGCCTCCAGTGTCTCGTTGATGGGTGGTTACAAGTGTGTCATTCTAGATGAGGCAGATTACCTCAACGCACAATCAACACAACCCGCCCTGCGTGGATTCATCGAAGAGTTCTCTGACAACTGTCGGTTTATTCTGACATGTAACTTCAAGAACCGTATCATCGAACCACTCCATTCTCGATGTGGTGTGTATGAATTTAACACGTCCAAGAAGGACATGCAGGCATTATGTTCTAAGTTCTACCAACGGGTCACCAACATCTTTCAGAACGAAGGTGTCAACAGTAACGGCCAGATGACAGACGTTGCAGAACTGATCATGAAACACGCACCGGACTGGCGCCGTATTCTGAATGAACTACAACGTGCGTCTGTCGGTGGTACTCTGAATCTTGGAACGTTAACCAAGACTGACGCATCATACGATAATCTTTTCAAAGCACTCAAGGACAAAGACTTCAAGAAGATGCGATCATGGGTCACAAACAATATGGACGTAGACTCATCGGTAATCTTTCGAACCATCTATGACAGTATGTACGAGAAGGTGATACCACAGTCAATACCACAACTGGTTTTGATTCTCGCAGACTATCAGTATAAAGACGCATTCGTTGCGGATCACGAACTCAACCTCGTTGCCTGTATGACTGAGATCATGGCTAATGTGGAGTTCGAATGAGACCCGTAGAATATAGAGAACCGTGGACCCATTGGATCACCGATGATTTTCTGAGTAGTGACCATTACAAGATGTTGAAGTTATTCTCATCTCGTTGGCCAAAAGGAAAGACTTTCAGTAAAGTAAACATCTTACTTGCAGAATTCCATCTGTTCGAAGAGACGTATTTGTACCAGAAAGAGGCTGGATTATTTGATGCTATTCTGTTAAAATATGCTGACAAATTGGCGAATCATTTCGACATAGTTGGTAAGTATGATCACGTTGAAATCGCATACATGAATTGTGGTGCTAAATATTCTTATCACGTACACACAGATTCGGACAAAAAAGTCTTATCGAATATTCTCTATCTTTCTGATAATGGGGGTGAAGATGGTACTCGTTTGTATTCAGAAAAAGAAGGTGAGGTCAAAAAAGAATCAACGTGGAAACCGAACCGACTGCTCTCATTTAAACGGGGAGATGATACGTGGCATGATTATCACTCTGAGAACGGAAATCGTACCACTATCGCGATAAACTTCATTATTGCCCCTGATGATGCCCGTCTAAGACCCTATCGAGAACGTAAAAATATTACTCAAAGTGTATGGCCACCAGGCCAACAGAGGTTAACATTACGTGAGTCCGTTTGAATTTATAAACTCAATCAACACCACCAAAGAGAATCTGATCGTGGATGATCAGAGTGAGAAGGCGTACAATCCTTATATCACCAACCACTCCCTTTCCTACTTTAGTGATACAGTTCACATTGTTAATGTTTTGAACAGATACCACCATCTGGACAAGAAACTTCAGTATGACTTTTTACTAAATATAATTAGAAAACGAAAACGGTTTTCCAAATGGAATAAGCCGGATGAAGTGAGTAACTTGGAAGCGGTAAAAGAATATTATGGTTATAGCAATGAGAAGGCTAGATCCATCCTATCTCTACTCTCTCCTGAACAAATCGAAATAATAAAGGAAAGGACGTATAAAGGTGGAACAAAATAAATTATGGACACCCAATGATATGTTGGAGATTGTCCTGAACGAACCCGACGACTTCTTGAAAGTACGGGAAACACTGACTCGTATAGGCGTGGCGTCTCGACGCGAAAATCGTCTGTACCAGTCTTGTCATATCCTACACAAACAGGGTAGGTATTTCATTGTGCATTTCAAAGAACTCTTTTTGTTGGACGGTAAGAAGTCTAACCTAGAGGACTCTGATATACAACGACGTAACACCATTGCAACTCTACTTGCGGACTGGGGATTGGTACGTATCGTCAATACGGAACAGGCCAAAGACTGTGCACCATTGAGACAAATTAAGATTATTGGATTTAAAGAGAAAGATGAGTGGGAACTTTGCCCCAAGTATAATATCGGAACACGTTAGAAAGAAAATACCACGGTGGGGTACGACGCCTGTGCAATGGTCATGGGAAGAGGCCCTACAATTTCTTGATACCCATCCCGATAAACTAATCGATCACCATCCGGACAAGATGCGATTCTTTCTGAAGAACTCGCACAAGAGACCAAGTTCTCCGCAGTTTGCCAAGGATGTGGTGTCTGAGATGGAGAGTGTGTTTACTCGAAACAAGATCACCAACATTGCCTTCATGGGTTTCGGTGCAAACACGGACAGTTATCCGTGGCACAAAGACATCATGGATGTGTTTCTGGTGCAGGTATTTGGTGAGATCTCCATACGTGTAGAGAACACAGACTACGAGACTACGCCTAAAGTATTCAGGCCTGGAGACTGTGTATACATACCTCGTGGTACGCATCATCAAATCATCGCAGGAAAATCACGGGTCACATTTTCTTTCGGTGTTGAACGTAACCCCGACCCATCAACTTATCTTTGAGGATACTATGACTACTTGGAATTATACTATCAATGGCATTACGATTAGTTGGGTAGAAGGGGCTAGTACATACGCCCCTCAACCAGCAGTTGTACTTAGTTTAGTTTAACTTAACAACCAGTTGACGTACTCGGCAGGACTGCCTTTTCTTTTTTTGTTCAATTGTAATCCGTCCATCGAGGCGGATTTCCTTTGGAGGGGTTCTCACAATAACTCTGGTGTCTTGTTTGATGTCTTTTCGACATGCAACATCGATGTCCCAGTTATGTGATGCAGTCTGTAATCTGACTTGCGTATTGTTTTTAAAATCAAAATCATTTGCCATTGCGGCAGTGCTGAATAATATCGTCATCGCGACGAAGGCTAGTTTAGTCATGTGTGTGTATCTCCTATGTTTCACAACATACTATTATATATAAGATTTTTCGTAACAAAACTGTAACAATGTAAATAAGTCATGGGACTTGAATTTCCCATGAAATTGTGTTATAAATAACCTCGTGATGCGGATGATCCGGTCACACTAACAACACCTCGCTTAATATAAGGAGAAACCGTTATGGTAACTAAAGCATTTACGTTCCCACGTTCACATTTCATTGGGTTTGACCACGTTTGGAATGAGATTGAAAGGCTGTCAGACATGACAGACAACAAACTCTATCCCCCTCACAATGTGGTTAAACACACAGAAGAGAAGTTTACAGTAGAATTGGCCCTTGCGGGTTACACAAAAGAAGAACTAGACGTAGAAGTACGGGATGGTCTACTTGTTGTGTCTGCTGAAATCTCTCAACGTGAACCACGAGAATTCCTACACAAAGGAATCTCTCAGAAAAAGTTCCGACGAACCTTTAGATTGTCAGAACACGTTGTTGTCGATGGAGCTGACTTCAAGGATGGTTTACTAGTCATTGACCTGAGAGTCGAACTACCCAAGGAGAAGCGTCCCCGTTCAATCACCATTGGATAAACGGAGACATACCAATGAGAAAAACAGTCTTTTTTACACTGTGTTTTCTCTCTTCAATCGCAACTGCAGAAAGAGAAATGGAAGAAGTAAAAGTGACAGCACGACCATTTAGAATCATGCTAGAACACATTTCCATGACTCATAAGTACAACGCAATCACCAATCGGTGGTACTACGTTGCTACAAAACAGACCGAAGAAAAGAGGGATGGAAAAGAGGGCGAATAGCCCTCTTTTTTTATGATTATGCTAGTAGAATGTATTATGTTAATGAACGAAGTCTGGAACCCCTATGGTAGTCAGACAGTCGAACTGGTCGGTGGAGCCGGTGCCATGCGTGACAAGAAAGGTAATGTCGTCGCAGAGTCTCTACTCAAAAATGATCACTGGGAGTTCAAGGTTGGGTTCCGTCCAGCAATCTGGTGCCATACAGATGGGGATGAAGTAACCTTGTCTAAATACACAGCACAGTGGGAAAGACTGAATCAAGCATTTGAGGTACCGGATGGCTCAGAAGATTAGAGGTATAATGAATGTTGACCTGAATAGTGAACTCGCAGTTCGTTACATGGTCGAGTCTCTAAAATCTTTTGAAATCGTTTCGGACATCTTTGAGATTACTGTCACACAATGCGTCACTCCCGACACCCTACTACCCAATGTCAATAACAATCTGGTTCGACGTTCTCCCCAAGAACTGGGATCTATCCACTCCAACTATCGATGTGCAAAACGCATTGCGGAAGGGGAACGAATCTGGGTAATGGAACACGATGCCTATCTAAGACCGGAGTGTGAAGAGTTCTTTCGTATGGTTATGTCCAAGTGGACAAGTAAAAAGTCATCAATCAATCTGGGTATGGCCAACGAGTTCTGGACTACCACACCGGAGATTGCGAAGATGTATTGCGAACATATCGAAGATAATTGGGCAAGAGGACCGATGATGCTTTTGCACCATGTCACTGACATATGGAGAAGAGAGAATCCGGACAATCATCCATGCACATACTGGCCTGCGAATCGATTCAAAAATCCAGATTGGTGCAACAAGACAGGACTTAACTTTGATGTGAGTTCTGCCTACACAAAACCTATAAAGATATGGGATTCCCCCATCACTCAAATTCTTGACGAACGATACGGTGGTACCGTCACTGATCGAGACAAAGAAGAAATCTACACTATTTCACAACACCCCGATGTCAAATGGATAACGCTTGACTAATTCTTAAACTTTTTATATAATGGTTACATGAATTTCTATACCTCTGTCTGCCGATACGGCAATAAAATCTTATATCGTGGATACGAGAACGGCCGCCGCGTCGAAGAACGTATTCCATTTTCTCCCACCCTGTTCGTGGAGTCTGCCAAGGCATCCGGACAATACAAGACTCTTTATGGTGTTCCATGTGAACCAATAGAGATGGGTTCGATGAGTGAGGCGCAGGATTTCGTCAAACAATATCGAGACATCCCTAACTTTAAGGTGCACGGCAACACCAACTTCGTGAGTCAGTTTCTCTCGAATCGATTCCCCTATGATGTCAAGTTTGATCCCGCCATGGTGGACATCATGTACATCGATATCGAGGTGGCATCTGATCAGGGTTTCCCCGATCCCGAAGAGGCAAAACACCCCATCATCTCTATCGCCGTCAAGTCCAGTAAATCTTCGGACTACATTGTCTGGGGTATGGGTGAGTATGAGGCCGGAGAGAACACCGTGTACTTCCAGTGCAAGGATGAGGTCTCTCTTCTGAACTCTTTCATCGGTTGGTATGAGGGTAACACCCCCGACATCATTACAGGTTGGAACTCTCGCCTATTCGATATGCCATACATTGTGCATCGAATACAGGGTCTCATGGGTAGTGAAAGTTATAAACGTCTCTCTCCGTGGAAACTGGCGCGTGCCAGAACCATTACAACGATGGGAGGGCGCGAACAGACGGCTTGGGACTTTGAAGGTGTCGTACAACTCGATTACCTTGATTTGTTCAAGAAGTTTACCCTGAACACCTATGGTCAACAAGAATCCTACAAGTTGGACAACATCGCACACGTTGTACTGGGTGAACGTAAACTATCCTATGAAGAGTATGGTTCACTACACTCCCTTTACAAACACGACTATCAGAAGTTCATCGACTATAACATCAAAGACGTGGCCCTTGTCGAAAGACTCGAAGAGAAGATTGGTATCATCTCACTGGTGATGACCATGTCGTATGGTGCAAAGACGAATCTGATTGATGCACTGGGAACCACGGCGATCTGGGATACGATTATCTACAACGAACTGTTACAGGACAATATCGTCATTCCCCCGAAGCCTGGGATCGACCATGACGCCGGTAAGATTGTGGGAGGTTACGTAAAAGATCCGATGGTGGGTGCCCACGATTGGGTGGTGTCGTTTGACTTGAACTCTCTGTATCCCAACATCATTGTCCAGTACAACATGTCACCCGAAACTCTGGATCTCGAAGGTGCAGAGACGGCCAACGGAACCAAGTATCGCACAGACTTTGAGGGTATCATGCCTCGAATTATTAAAAAGTTTTCTGCGAATCGTGGTACGATCAAGAAACAGATGTTGGATGCAAAACAAGAGTATGAGAAGAACCCGTCACGCAAACTGGAGAACCTGATCGCAAATCTTGACAACCAACAGATGGGTATCAAGATCCTGATGAACTCTCTCTATGGTGCACTCGCGAACAAGTGGTTTAGATACTTTGACCACCGCATCGCCGAGGGTGTGACTCTGTCCGGACAACGGGCGATCAAGACCGCAGAGAAAGCCGTGAACGATGAGATGAATAATCTTCTCAAAACAAATGACGACTATGTTATCGCGATTGACACCGACTCAGTCTACATCAACATGGCACCTCTAGTTACCAAATTCAACCCAAATGATCCCGTTAAGTTCCTTGATAAGATTTGTGAAGAACATTTCGAAAAGGTAATTGGTAAGGCATACGACAAACTCGCACGGGAAACCAAGGCCTATGAGAATCGTATGGTGATGAAACGAGAGGCGATTGCTGATCGTGGAATCTGGATGGCGAAAAAACGATACATCCTCAATGTGCACAACAACGAAGGTGTCCAGTATTCCACACCCAAGTTGAAGATGATGGGTATCGAGGCAATCAAGAGTTCGACTCCACAGATTGTCCGCGACAAGTTTCAAGAGATCTTCCGTGTGATCATCGAGGGTACTGAGTCGGACACTCAAGAGGCCATCTCACAGTTTCGATCTGAGTTCAATCAACTTGAACCTGAACGCATCGCCTTTCCTCGTGGTATCTCAGACCTTACTAAGTGGACAGATCGTGATACCATATATAAGAAGTCGACTCCGATCCATGTACGGGGTGCGTTACTCTACAATCACCACATCAAGAAGGCAGACCTACAAGATCGTTATGAAATCATTCAGGATGGTGAGAAGGTCAAGTTCATCTACCTGAAAGTTCCTAACCAGATTCGAGAGAATATCGTATCGTTCCCAATGGGTCTACCCAAGGAGCTGGGGTTGCATTCCAAGATAGATTATGGTAAGATGTTTGATAAGACATTCTTAGATCCACTCACTCCTATCCTTGATGCGGTTGGGTGGAAGGCGGAAGATCAAGTAAACCTTGAGGACTTTTTTGTATGAATTTAGATCACCTGATATGGCCTACGACGGGTTGGGGATACATGCCACCCCAAGATGATGTCTATGAGGCATTCCGTTATGTACAAGAACACTATAAACCCAAGCGCATGTTTGAGATAGGGTTCTGTTGGGGACACTCTACAACCTACCAACTTGAGATCATGCCTCAGGCTTCGATCATCACATGTGGTCCTATCTACGAACGCATGGTGAAAGAGAATCCAGATCCAGATGATCGACTCGCCATGATCTCAAAGATGCAAGAAGTCTATGGGGATCGGTTCAAGCACTACCAAGGTAGAACACAGAGTCTCGATCAAGGTTTGTTCACAGAACATTATCGTGAGTTTGATTACGCATTGATTGATGGGGATCATTCCAGAAAACAGGCCGAGTTCGATGCGAATCTGTGTGAAGATATACATGTACCTGTAATTCTCGTGGACAACTGGGATCAACCCCAAGTTCGGAACGGGGTGTTGGAATCTTCTTCATACAAGGAAGTGAAAGTATTTGATTATGAACAGACGTGGAAAGGTAAGTACCGCGTCAACCAGATGGGACTATGTACTCTCTAACATTATTCAAAAATCGTTATGACAACAAAACACACAAAACCATGTCGTTCGAGACGTGGGATGAGTTTGTATCTTTGTTGTTTATGTTATCACAGAAACCGGACACCAAGGCAACCGCGCCGTTGATCAGTCCGGCGTCATATGAAGAGGGTACGACACGGAGTAATAAGAATGTGGAATTGTGGGGAAAGTGGGCTGCAGTCGATGTGGACGACGTTGATATACCAGCAGATGAACTCATGGAAACTCTTGTTGAGCGTTTTGGTCATTGGGATTTCGTTTGCTATTCTACTGCGAGTAGTTCCTTGGATCGACCGAAGTTCAGACTTGTATTCAACCTTATGGAGACTGTACATAAAGATCAAATCGCCAAGTTCTGGTGGGCACTCAATACCGAAGTCGGTGACATCGGAGACAAGCAAACTAAAGACCTTAGCCGAATGTACTATGTCCCTGCAAAATACGATGGTGCTCATAATTTTATTTTCCGTAATACAGGTAATCCTATCGATGTTGATTATCTGGTTGTAAAACATCCCTATAAAGAGAAAGAGGGTAAGAACTTTCTGGACAGACTACCAGACCACCTACAGAAGGCCGTCATCGAACATCGCAAAGGTCAGATGGAAAATACCACATACAGTTGGTCTAGTTATCGGGATTGTCCATTCTTCCCACGTCGTCTGGCAGTAGAGTATAAATGTATAACGGATACCGGATGGTATCATATGATGTACAAAATAATGGTCGCAACCGCTGGGTCTGCGATTCAAAAGGGATATCCAATCACCGCTCGTGAGATTGCTGAGATGTGTCGTCAGCTTGACATGGAGACGGGAAATTGGTATACTGGTCGTCCACTTGAAGTAGAAGCGGATCGAGCAGTAGAATTTGCTTATCGTAACAATTAGGAGTTATTATGTCCGAAGAAAATATCGGAGAAGATGTACAATTGGTGGAAGAGGATTCCCCCAAGAATCTGCAGGTTGCAGTGATTGGTGACAATGCACTCGCACGAGCCACATGGTCTGCGTTTGTCGTACCCCGTGGTGTTGATGCTTTCATTTATCCAGCAGATCGTATTGACGACTGTATCGAGTCAAAACCGAACATCGTGTTGTGGTGTGAACCCATTGGTGTCAAGAAGAATGACACAATGGACGATGGTGATTTCATTGCCTCTATCCAGAAGTTGGTTCGTGCAGTAGGTGCGGGTGTCTGTATCCGTTCAACCATCACAGTCGAAACATATGAACGTATGCTCATGGCCTTGACACCAGAAATCTTCAACAAGAAGATTGTCTATATGCCTGATCTGTCTGATTCATCCGATGAACGCACCATTCTAAATTCGTGCGTCACATTGGTCGGGGGAGATCCCGAAGTCTTGGGTCAACACCTCAATGTCTTGCGTAACATGTCATGGTTCAATACGACAGATATTCGTTCAGGAACTATTCCCGAAGTGATCTATGCGAAACTGGCCACGTCTGGAATTAGGTTGGTCAAGCAAAAGTTCTATGATGAATTGTTCAATGCGGTCATGGATCTGAAGAATGCGAGTCAGACCTATTTGATGGTCGAATCTTTGCGGGTGCAACCGAATCCCTCACTCTCATTGACGCATGTTTGGAGAAATGATATGTCGCTAATGGCGAAACTAAAAAAGAACTCAAAAGTTGTTGGTACTGCGGTACTCGAACAGTCTGAGTTCTTTCAAGAGAAGGAGATCACACGCATCGATGTACCCATGATGAATGTGGCTCTTTCGGGACGTATTGATGGCGGCCTATCTTCAGGTTTAACAGTTCTTGCGGGGCCATCGAAACACTTCAAGACATCTTTTGCTTTGAAGATGGCCTCCGCTTTTTTAGATTCTGATCCCGAAGCAATCATGTTGTTCTATGATTCTGAGTTTGGATCACCTCAATCATACTTCACAAACTTTGGCATCGATACGAGTCGTGTACTCCACACTCCGATCACCAATGTCGAGGAACTGAAGTTTGATCTCATCAACCA